GATAGTATACAAATTCTCTTCTATAAAGGAACTGGATCTCAAGACGTTGTTGAAAGACTTGTTATAGAGACTGTTAAACCTGGTGATGATTTACAAATTAAACATTTACCTTCTCAAGATTTCTGGTTAACTGAAAAAGTTAGAGTTCCTCTTAGTCTAGATTCTACTGATCGTGTTTCTACACCTCCCTATTATGGACCAGGAAATGTTGGAGATCCTAATGTAGAAAGACCTATTTCTTGGTGTAGGCAGATGGAAGATAAGATTATTAATGAGAAAGGAGTAGGGAAATCAAGAGAAATTTATGAACCTGTAATTAATCCTTATGCACCAATTATTAAATCTGTTGGTATTGGATCTACTGTAATTTACGTTGAAAATTGCAGACCTTACTTTGATCCCTATGATGAAGTTGATGATACTTCTCCTACAGCAGCTGATTTTGCTTTCCAGAAGAAAGTTAAGTTTATTTCTCAAGAAGTAAGGGCTGGTGCAGCAGGAACTGCTATTGTTTCAGGTCTTGGAACTATTAGTTCTGTTGCTATTTCTACGGGTGGTATTGGATACAGTACTGCAGTAGTGAGTTTTGGATCTACTTCTATTGGTGATAAAGAAGTTGGTGTGGTTACTACATCCACTAGGGCATATGGAACCCCTGTAATTAGTGCTGCTGGTACTATTACTGGTATTGCAATTACTGCTGTTGGTGCTGGATATACTTCATCCAATCCACCATCTGTTCTTATTAGTCCTCCTGTATGGTCTGAAGAAGAAAATACTGTAAGCAGTTATGGTGGAGATTCTGGAATAATTGTTGGATTTGGTACTACAACTGTTGGAGTTGCTACAGGTTATCAATTAGTATTTGATATGCATATTCCTCTTGCTTCAGATTTAAGAAATTCTAATATTACTGGAACAGCAGTTACAATCTGTGGAATTAGTACTGGTGATTACTTTATTGTTAATGATTCCAATGTTGGTTCATCAAGTACATCTATAGCTTCTTTGGCTGCGGATGGTGCAGTTATTGGAATTGGAACACAGTTTGTAAATAATGTTTATGAGGTTAATACCTTTGAGATAGTTCAATCACCTACAGGTGTTGCTTCTGATGGAGTTGGCATAGGTACAACTCATATGAGTAGAGTCTTTGTTAAGATTGCTGAACATCTTGATTGGAGTGGACAATGGCCTAGCTTTAGTGGAGTTGGGATTCAAACAGGAAATTATTTTGGATCTTATAGTTGGGGTAAGATTATTCTTCCATCTAGATCTGAAGAAAATGCATACACTGCATATACATTAGGTGGAACAGGAGGTATCTCTACTTCTCCTGTAGTAAGAAGATCTAGATCTCTTAAATACAAACAGTATAAATTACCATAAATAAACAAAAAACCTCTGTCAAATGGCTGCAATTATAACTGACCAGATAAGATTGTTGAATGCAAGTAATTTTGTTGCAGGAGTAACTTCAACTACTAACGCATATTACTCTTTTATTGGTCTACCAAATCCTACAGATATTGATTCTGATTGGAATAATGATCCTCCGTCTCCGAAAGATAATTTTACGGAGGAGAATGATTATTGGGATGATATGGTTGCATTGAAAAAAATTGCTGCATCTGATTGTAGACAAGTTGTTACTAAGAGAACTTGGTCATCTGGTACAACTTATGACATGTATAGAGGTGATTATAGTAGATCAAATACTGCTCCTGTATCTGGTGCTACAAATTTATATGCAAGTACTTTTTATGTTATAAACAGTGATTATAGGGTTTACATTTGTTTACAAAATGGTACTGATCCAGACAACCCTACTGGAAGACCTTCACTAGATGAACCAACTTTTACTGATTTAGAACCAAGAACTGCGGGAAGTAGTGGTGATAACTATATTTGGAAATATCTTTATACTATAAAACCTGCGGATATCATTAAATTCGATTCTACTGATTTTATGCCAGTTCCTTTGAGTTGGGATACTAATGTAGATGACGCAGCAGTAAGAGATAATGCTGTAGATGGATCTATTAAAATAATAACTATTACTTCTCGTGGTGAAACTATTGGACCTTCTGGTGGTACTGAATATACTAAAGTACCTATCAAAGGGGATGGTTCTGGTGCTGAGTGTACTATTACTACAACTAACGACCAACAGGTTGATACTATAACTGTTACTAAACAGGGATCTGGATATACCTATGGGAGTGTAGCATTAGAAGATGGTGGTGTTCCAACAGGAACTAAAATTCCTACTTTTGATGTTATTATTCCACCTCAAGGTGGTCATGGTTATGACATTTATAGAGAATTGGGGGCAATGAATGTTCTCATTTATTCTAGAATTGAAAATGACAATGAGAACCCAGATTTTATTACTGGGAATCAGATTGCCAGGGTTGGATTGGTAGAGAATCCTCAGAAGTACGACTCTACTGCCCTTTTAAGTGCTGATAAAGCAAGTGCATTAAATGCCTTAAGATTAGCTGGATCTGGTTATAGTTCTGCTACTTTTGAAGCTGATAGTTATTTTGTACAGACTATTTCTGCAGGATCAACTGCTCAAGGACGAGTAGTTCATTATGATGCAACTACAGGGGTTTTAAAATATTGGCAAGATAGAACCATGGCTGGTTTTAATACAGTCGGTACTGCACAAACAAATCCAACATATGGATATAACTTGAATAAGTTCACTGCTTCTCCAGGAACAGGAGGAAATTTAGATATTGTTCCTACTTCTGGTTCAACTTTACAAATTGATAGTGCATTTACAGGTATATCTACTGTAATAAATAATATAACATATTATCTTGGTCAAAATTTTACGGATGGTATTTCCAATCCTGAAGTTAAGAGACATAGTGGGAATATTGTTTTCGTAGACAATAGACCAGCCATCACTAGGTCAGTTAACCAAAAAGAAGATATTAAAATAGTATTGCAGTTCTAAAAAATCATGCCACAGCATACAAATTTAAATGTAGCACCATATTTTGACGATTATGATCCGTCGGATGATTTTTATCGGGTGCTGTTTAAACCAGGATATCCTGTTCAGGCTAGAGAGTTAACAACTCTTCAATCCATGCTGCAAAATCAAATCGAAAGATTTGGTAAGCACTTTTTTAAGGAAGGTGCCAAAGTAATTCCAGGTAATACAGGTTATAATAGAATTTTTTATGGCGTTCAGATAAACAATAATTATCAGGGTGTTCCTGTTTCTGCATATGCTGATCAATTAGTAGGAACAAAAATTACAGGTCAAAGGTCTGGTGTAACTGCTGTTGTAGATACTATTTTATTACCAGAAGATTCTGATAGGGGACAGCTTACTCTTTATATTAATTACTTAAATTCGAGTACAACAAATAATTCTACTCAGACATTTTTTGATGGAGAAGAGTTGACATGCAATCAAACTATTTCTTCTGGATTATTAGGTAATACAACAATTGTTCCAGGAGCTCCTTTTGGTATTACTGTTGCTGATGATGCTGCTATAACAGGTTCTTCTTTTCAAATTCAAGAAGGTGTTTATTTTGTTCATGGACAATTTGTAGGGGTTGCACAAGAAACACTTATTCTTGATCAATATGGAACTAAACCCAATTTTAGAATTGGTTTATTTGTAAATGAAGAAATTATTAATGCAGATATAGATGAAAGTTTAAACGATAATTCACAGGGATATAATAACTATGCTGCTCCAGGTGCAGATAGACTAAAAATTTCTTTAAGTTTGTTTAAAAAATCTATTGATGATTTTGATGATACTAGCTTTATTGAACTTGGCACAGTAAAAGATGGTGTTTTAAAGACTGCTAAGAGTGGTAGAAATGGTAAAGGGAGTAGTGGTGGATTAATAGGTGGATTTGGTGGAGGATCTGGTGGATGGGATCTAACAGATACTCTTGCACGAAGGACTTATGATGAAAGTGGTAATTATGACATCAAGCCTTTTGATGTTACTGTTTTAAATTCTCTTGATGATAATATTGGAAATAGAGGTGTATTTAAAGCAGGTCAATTTACTCCTAGTGGTGGAACCCCATCTGACGATCTTGCCCTGTATAAAATTTCTCCAGGAAAGGCATATGTGAAAGGATATGAAATAGAGACGATGGATCCCACGTTCATTGATTGTCCTAAGCCAAGAGATACTAAGCTTATAGAAAATCAGGCAATAATTTATAATACAGGTCCAACTTTTAGATTGGATAGTGTTTATAGAACTCCCACCGTAGGTATTGGTAGTACATATATACTAAGTTTACGAGATCAAAGAAAAGGATCAAGTGCTGAAAATGCTCCAGGAAATGAAATTGGATATGCTAGAGTTTATGATTTTAGGTTAGAATCACAAAGTTATAACTCAAATAATTCCAATTTAGATGAATGGGAATTATCTTTATATGATGTTCAAACATTTACTGAAATAAAATTAAATAATCCTATTACTCAAACTGTTCCTGCATATATTAAAGGAAAGAGGAGTGGTGCAACTGCATTTTTACAAGGTGCTGTTACTTCAGGAGTTGGATTAACTGTTTATGAAGTAAGTGGTAATTTTATTCCAAATGAACAACTTATAATCAATGGTGTTAATAATGGAAGAATTGCTGTAGGTATAACAGAATATTCTGTATCTGATGTAAAATCCGTTTATGGAACTGATGATAATTTAGTTGGTATTAATACTTTTAGTGCTAATATTGTTCCTTCAGTTTTATTTCCAGTTGGAGTAGCAACAGTCGGTGTTGTTACCTTTACTGGTGCATCGAATGTACAGAGTACTAATCTTAATTTCCCAGGAATTACGACTGTTGGTAATCTTATTGAATATACTGACTTAAGTGTATCTCAGGATCCCGTAAGAGCTAGAGTAGTTAGTGTTGGATCTTCTCATGTTACCGTTGTTGGAGTTACAACTGTTACTGATATTTGTGATGGAACATTGCCACTTACTGAAGTTAAGAGTGTAAGTGATTTGAAAGTATTAACTAGTATGTTAGATTCATCATCTGATAATACTCTTTATACTCCTCTTCCTAAGAAAAATGTTTCTAATGTTGATTTAACATCTGCTTCTATTGTTATAAGAAAGACTTTTGATGTTAGTATTAGTAATGGTCAATTAAATACACCATTACCATCAATAGGATCAGATGAAACTTTCCAACCTTTTACACCTAAGAGATACTCTTTAATAGGTGCTGATGGAACCACATACGATTTAACAGCAGATCAATTTGAATTTGCTGCTGCTGGTACTTGCCAGATTCGTGGATTAACTACTCCATCACAATCTAATAATGGTGCAACTCTTGTTGCTACTCTTAAGAAGTTAAAGCCTAAAGCTAAAGAATTAATAAACAATAGAGTGAAGTCTATAGTTATTAATAAGTCTAAGACTGGTGGATCTGGTGCTGGTGCAACTACTTTGAATGATGGATTGACTTATGGTAATTATCCATTTGGAACAAGAGTACAAGATGAGACTATATCTTTGAATGCTCCTGATGTTATTTCAATTCATGGTGTCTTTGAATCAGCTGATACATCGGACCCATCTTGCCCTAAAGCAACTTTGACTTCTATAGTTACTCAATCAACTACTACTAACGAATTAATAATTGGTGAACAGTTGGTTGGACAGGACAGTGAGGCAGTTGCAATTGTAGCTGAAAAGATAACTGGTGAGCAAATTGGTATTCTCTATAAAAATGAAATTCTCTTTAAAGAAGGAGAAACTATAATTTTCCAAGAGTCTGGAGCACAAGCAATTATTTCAACTCTTGATTCACCAAGCTTTGCTATAGGTGCAAATTATACCTTTGCAAATGGTGGCGAATCTACATTTTATGATTATGGAATACTTAAGAAAAAAGCAAAGGCTGATGTACCATCTAGAAAGATAAAAGTTTATTATCAAAGTGGATCTTATGATTCTGGAGATACGGGTGATATAACAACAGTCAATTCATACGAACAATTTAAATATGGTTGGGATATTCCAAGGGTTGATACGCATAGTTGTGCTGATATTATTGATATAAGACCTAGAGTTGTTCCAATTTCTTCTGTGGATGAGGGAGACAGGTCTCCTTTAGAATTCCTCGGAAGAAGTTTTACTGGATCAGGAGATTCGGCACCTAATATTTTAGCATCAGATGAATCTATTGTTATAGATTTCTCTTTCTATCTTCCAAGAATTGATAGAATTTTCTTGAATAAAGAAGGAAGATTCCAAGTAAAATATGGAGATCCTGCGGAAGATCCTAAAAAACCAGTTCCTGTTGATGATGCAATTGAAATAGCAACTGTGGGTATGCCAGCATATTTGTATGTTACAAAAGATGCTGCATTGCAATTCTTAAATCATCGTCGATATACGATGACAGATATCAAGAAACTTGATACTAGAATTAAAAATCTTGAGTATTATACTACCCTTTCTTTATTAGAAACCAATACAGCAAATTTCTTTGTTCCTGATCAAGATGGTGCAAATAGATTTAAGTCTGGATTCTTTGTAGATAATTTTACTGGTTTCCAACCACAAGAAAATAAAATTAAAATTAATAATAGTATAGACAGAAAACGTAAAGAATTGCGTCCAAGACATTATACTAACTCTGTTGATTGTATGTTTGGTCCAGTTGTAGGTAATGATCCTGCAGATGATCTTCAATTCTCTACTATAGAAGGAGTTAATGTTAGAAAACAAGAAGATGTTATAACATTAGATTATGGTGAAGTTGAATGGATTAAGCAGAGTTTTGCTACTAGATCTGAAAGTGTTACTCCCTTCCTAATCAGTTTCTGGCAGGGAACTATGGAGTTAAATCCTGCTTCTGATACATGGGTAGATACTGCAAGACTTGATGCTAAGATTATTCAAACTGAAGGTA